TTCACGTACTGTCCTTTTGAGTTTCTTGCTGTTTGGTTCGTTCTAGCCATAACTTTCTCCTAAATCATCATATAATTAATAGGTAAATTCCAAGGGTCAAAAAGATAAATCCTATAATAGCCATCAATCAGTAGCACCCATATCACTTCTCATTAACCTTATCAAACAACTTCTCAATCAAATGTTTAATCTCTTTAATGTCATCGTGGTATTCTGACTTCAATACATATTCCTTTGGTAAAACATTTATCTGTTTCTCAACAGCTTTTAAATCAGCCACTAATGACTTAACTACACCACCAGTTATTGCCGAGATAATCCCTACGAGTGCGAGTACAACATCTGATAATTCCATTCATAATTCCTTATTAGTATTCCAACCCGTTAATATGTACTTTTCATTAAATTAGACCTAATTAATTCTGTGTTTCTGTAAAAACTTAGCATATCCAAGTTTTATATCTCTTTTACTAATTGGGTTTTCCTCTCCAAACCAATACTCTAGTATGTTGTACTTGATATTTGCCATTATATTCAAAGAACCTTTAGGAAATATACTCATTGTATCAGAAACACCTTTAAAGTAATTCCTTCCAAGCATTGCGTTATGCTTATGTAATCCGTCAACTAAAGATTCAATAACTCTTTTTTTGTGATATTCGCTTGAATCAATTAAATCCTTTATTAAGTCTTTCCAAGCTAACAAATGTCTCGATTCATCTTTTTGAATATTTGAAAAGATTAACCTTAATTCCTCACTTTCAAACTTAGGTGCTAAAGCTTTGTAAAGTAGGGTGTTACTAACTTCTGACAGACAATGAGTGACTAGCAACCCGTAAGCGTTCCACAGTTCTGTTGAATCAACACTCCAAATGAATTTATCACCAACCTCTTTTAAGTCAACATTGCCATTAGCTAGTTTGCTAATAACCATTCCATGTCTAAATTCTTCATAAACAATAATATTCATGTAAACAAGTATTTCTGTCCAATCACTAATGTGTTCTTTAGGAACTTGCTCTTTAATCATTTTTGGTAGTAACAATGCTGAAGCTAAACCTGTGAACTCACCTTCTCCAATAACAATAAGCTTATCTAGTAAAGCTCTGTCGTTTTCTGAAATATTAAAATCGTAGTTATACCCATTTGCAAGCCACCTAGACTTATCAGACAAATCACCAAACTTAATTAAAGTATTCATAAGCTAAACACAGAGACTGCTGAAAAAACATTGCCCATGCCCGCAGACAGAGAAAGTATCGAGCCTTGGTTCTCATTAATAGCCATACATAGCTCAATATTAGAATTAGAGCCAAGTGTATGTCCTATTCTTTTTTTGTATCTAAGAGATTTATAATCCGATATAAATTCATTAACAACGCGCTCTTCAATTTCATTGTCTTTAGTTCCTGTTCCATGAAACTTAACAAAGTCTTGGTTTGATGGTGATTTTGATACAACACGTCTGTAACCTTCACCACTATCATTCATACCAAGAGGGTTTGTATAGTTCTCTGACGCAACCTCAACACTTAACAATTCTGCCTCAGGCATATTGTTAGTTTCTTTTATTGAATCCCAATTCTCTAAGACCAAGAAATTAGCACCTTGTCCTAACCGAAAACTCTCATGCTCTGTACCTTCTGTAGCTAATGTGGTACAAGCCCCTGCTGTTGTAAAAAACTCAATCAAATCATAAGATGTTCCATTGTCTGCTGAGATAATTAATACTCTATCTAACTCACCACTATCAATTAATAGTTTTGCCATCTTAATAGCCATGTGTCCTGATATACAAGCTGTTGAGTCTGTTGATATATGGTTAAATCTACCAAGTGCGTTAGCCACTTTACCAATCAATATATTAGTCATAGACATTGGTAACACTCGACAAGGTGGATAGTCTTTAGGTTTTTTAATTAACTTCAAATCTGAACCCGACCATATAGTGTTTCCCGAAGCAAATATGAGACCATTCTTATCACCTGTCGCGAAAGTATTTTCAATAGACTCCTTGTGTCCATCTAAAACCATATCAATCAATGCTTCTGATTCTGTTATTAAACCACGCTTAACTTTTTTATTATCATGGATAACTCTATGAATTTTTAAAGGGATGGTTATATCATCAACAACTGTCGTTTTTTCAGTATAAACAGAGTTATTGAGGGTTATGTAAATCACTATAGTTGCTCTAAAGCTTCCTCATAGGTTACATCGAGATTCTTTCCAACGTCTTTGATAACAGTAATCAAATTATTAAATGTTGGCACTGGTCCTTTAACATCCATCAAGTGATGCTTATTAAAATCCTCATCAGGCATATCGAAAATATCTCCTGTATAGATAAACATAGTAACAAAGTCTAAACTATCTAAACCCATGTCAGTAAATATGGCCTCACCGTCTGTTATCTCTCTAAAGTTTTTTTGTTCGTTGATAGACTCTTTTCCAATAATATTTAATAGCTTTAGAATTTCTGTATCTGTCATCATAATCAATTACCCTTTAAGAATTCTTTGTACCAATCTTTACCTTGATTTTCTTCCCATGACTTCCATTGTTCTAACGCATTAGATTCGTCTGTATCGTAGTAGTTAGCATCTGTTGGGGTTAGCATAGCAATCTTGTTATAATCACCCCAATATACCTCTTTGTCGCACTTCCAATCAATGCCCATCTTATTAGGAACATCAGTAACAACAATATTCATCATTCTATTTTTTAAGAAGCCACTATCTTGTGTGTAAAAAAGCACGTCACCCTCAGACACTTTAATATCGTCAGTATATTCAACGATATTTCTCTTGGGACAGTTGTCAACAATCCAAGGAAATACATCAGACATAAACTCTTCGGGTGTAATTCCGTTTATCAGTTGCGCGAATACATACTTGAACGACTTAAAATACAAGTCAAGGTCATTAATCAGCGAGTAATAACTCAAGATATTCATCTCAAGGTACAACTGCTTTGGCACGTTTTCTTTTATTAAATCTCTGTGTTTTAGTAATAACTCTTTATTAAATTTTTCGCAAGTACTCATTAGTCAATATTTATTAGTTTTTTACTAACACCAGCTACATTATCATAAATCTTATGAATTGTGTTGGTCAGAGACAAGACGTAGGTTATACAATTAGAAATATCATCATCAACCATTAGTGTTTTGTCTTGGTCGAACACATCTTCTGCTGAACACTGTCCACTATCTTTTTCTACATAAAACATACTAAACCCTCACTAACTCATATAGAGTTTTTTCTATAATATCCTGGTCCGATATTGAGTTTATAGGACAACCAAATAATATAAGTCCTGTTTCGTTTGAAAATACTCCTGAAGCCTTTGTTTTAGCTAAGTCGCTATATACTGTTTCTTTTTTTATGCCTGTCTTCGGGTTCTCTTCCATAGAGTCTAAAAAACTAGATTTTATTACAACCTCAGCAATATAAAAAGTTTCATTTTGTGGGTTTGTTATAACAGATTTAGTAAAAGTATCACCTGTAACAGTGGTAGCCATGCTCAAATATCCATCAACAATAGAATTATTAATGTCTCTATCGATATCGATTGCTTTATTTAGGATGTTTTGAGTTTTTACCATGTCTGACATCACCGTAGCATAGTCCACTGAATATATAGGATGTAATCCAAAATATAGCCAACAAGTTAGAGACTCATCATCTTTCGGCTTATTTAGTAAAGAGTTAAACCTATTTATATACTTTTCAATTAGTTGTGCGTTCATATTATGCCGAGTAAGTTAAAGTACCTGAAGATGTCCAACTACATGGTCCGCCACCCGCGTAAGTCCAAAACGGGTCAACAATTTTGAAATTATCAACTGCACCTGTAAAAGACCCTGATACTGATAAAATTTGATAAACACCTAAAGCATACGTTTTAATGCTACTTGACGTATGCACTAAAGTAGTACCATTGTAAAACTCAACGTATGTTTCATTTCCATAATTCATACTATCTGTAGTCGCACCTGTGAGTGTGTAACTTACGCCTGAACATACTGTGCTTACCGAGTAAGAAGTAGTTGTGGTAAACTCATACTCACCAGAAGTACCACTACCTGTTTGACTGCCACTTGCATTTGAATAACTCTGCGACCAACTTCCTGTAGCACAACTACTTCTACCGTGACCGTGACCCATACCGATAGAACCTGATGCCCTATCAAACAACCCACGTACAGCACTACTGCCCATATTGATGGTAGCAGTACCTGAGTTACCTAGTTCTACATTAACTTGGTTTAGGGATATACTTCCTGAACTTGGTAGTGCCATTATTTATTCCGTTGGAGTTTCAGTCACCCAAGGCATACCTTTAGTTGTAACAGGTGTCTTTTTTAATTCTAGTTGTGCCACTAACTCTGCTTCAACATTAGTAAAGTCTTTCGTTGTAGTTGTCGTGTTACCTTCTTCATCTGTTACATCTTCTGATGAATCAAAGCTAGACTTAACCCAGTTGAGTACATCAGCTTCTGTTAATGCTGAGAACTCAATCAGTGTTGGGCTATCCTCTGTTCTGTTTAAACCGATAGAGCCATAAGCACCTATTGTTTCTTCACCATCTACCGCATCTAATCTGTAATGAACTGCTGTTACTACACCATCTGATACGTTAGATTCTAGGTCACTCACTGACCACGTTATTGTTGCCATTATTTGTTCTCCAATTGTTTTACTTTAGCTGATAACTCTTTCACTGCTGCGAATAGAACACCGACTAGACCGTTGTAATTTACTGATTTAATTCCATCATTAGACTCGTGTATTAATTCAGGGAATACTTCTTCTACTTCCTGTGCGATAACACCAACACCATCTTCCTTAGTATCAGTTCTAGTATATGTAACACCTCTGATAGCATCCACTGCGTCTAAAGCATTAGGTATTTCGCTGATATTTTCTTTAATACGTTCATCTGAGTATGCTGTGATGTTTCCTACAGCAGTTAAATCACCTGAAGGAGTTACATACACCTTAACAACAGTACCAAAACCAATATTAAAGTTTTGACCATTATCTACATAGAAACCACTACTAACATCAGTAGAAGATACACCAGCCATAGAAGCGTGAGTACACCACCTAGCTGCTATTGTATTTGTGTTATAACGCAATGACATTCCTACTTGATATGAATTAGTTGACCTTAGAACGAAACCTTCAGAAGAGCCGCCACTTACTTCAAAGTTATAAGAAGGTGACGAAGTTCCAATTCCGACATTCCCCCCATTAGTTATTCGTATGCGTTCAGAGTTGTTAGCTCCTAGAATTAAATCAGTATCGTCAACAGTTCCTAACCAAGTATTTGTCTCTGCTGATATTTCAAAATCACTTCCACCAGTATCAGTTATCCTAAGTGCTGCATCTGGAGTATCTGAAATATGTAACACTGAGCCTGCAATTCCTCTTGCGGAAGCTGGCGATGAAGTTCCAATACCTACATTACCACCATTAAGATAAGAATTACCGTTTGTTCTGAGTCTTACACCTGTTCCTGTGCTTGTTTCATTCGTTAAATCAATTCTACCTTCAACAGAGTTTTCAGTTCCAAGTGTCAAGAAACCCGTACCTACTGTAACATTCTCACTACTATCAATAGTAATAGCCGTAGATGTAGCATTATCATCAATACCAGTAGAGGTGAATGTAGCAATAGTGCCAGTCATCGTGCCACCAGCTAGAGGTAGCTTAGTTGAGTCTGATGTAGAATCAGCAGCCCAAGTTAAACCACCTGTAGCTCCACTCTGAGCTGTCAGTACATAACCATTAGTAGGGGAATTAGATACGTTAAGTTTAGATTCACTAACTACGCCCTCTGATGGAGTACCTATATCTACATTCTGACCTTGAAACATTAACCAAGAGGAATCTCCTGATGCAGGAGGTCCACTGAATACAATATTACTACCTACTACTTTAAATCCATTAGTACCAGAATCATCTGGTTCCTGCATTACACCATTAATACTGACTAGTAACTGTCCAGACTTAGCAGGACTAATAGCTTTACTATTTGCTGTTAATGCGAATGAAGTTTTCACACCATTAAATCCTGTCAAGGCATCTACCTCTTGGTAGTTACCTACATGAGCAGGATTATTTCCTATGTATGCCATTCGTATCTCCTATGGTTTTGCCGGCCACACAACGGTTGCTTCCGTTGAATATGTCGCCGGTACGTCTCTCAGAGACTGTAAATAGTTTTTAATATCGTCTGGAACCACTTGCCCCATAGATACATATTTTAGTACCTCTCCATCCATGTCTTTAAGGTACGCGTCTCTTACTATTCTCATGTGTTGTATTTCTTCTACTGAAGTCATTACACCCTCTCCATTAAACATTAAAATCTTTTTCTCCACAAGATGCTGCTGATTGAGCATCTATTGTAGAACCTATTTGCGTCCAAGTGCTATTATCACTACTACCCTCTAATTTTATATTTGAGCCCCGATTACCACCACTATAAGTAGAGTAAAATCCGAAACCAGTTATTGCCTTGGTGTTTCCTGACCCGGAATCGTGAGTGTAGTTAGCACCAACGGCAGGGATGTCTCCTGAGTCACTACAGTTATCTGAAGCTGATGCGTTATAAATCTGAACCTTAGTTCCGTCTGATTCTAAAAGGTATATTCTAGATATTCTGGGGTGGTGGCTAACTGAACTAGAAACCACCCAATATCGTATGTACCTATACCCAGTAATACTACCAGCACCTTCACCAGTATTAATCCATGTATTAGCACCCGTAGTAACATCAGTAGCTACAAACTGTTCACCACTTGTAGAGTTAATCCATAAGTGACCTACTGCTGAAGGGTTAGCTGATATTGTAGGGTCTGAAGCTGATACTGTTGCATCACTAGCGCCAGCGATTGTTGATACAAGACCAGTTAAGTTAGCACCACTGATAACAGGTAAAGCACCAGTAATAGAAGAAGCTGCAATACCTAACGCCTCAATAGAGGTCTTAGTAGCTACAGTGTCTGTATATCTAGCACTATTAATAGTACCTGTTAAGTTAGCAGCAGGTAAAGCAATACCTAATGCCTCAATAGAGGTCTTAGTAGGGTTAGTAGCATGAGCTGTTACACTAGCTGCTGGTAACGTTACTGTCTTACTAGATAAGTCTAATGTAGCTGATAACTTACCAGCTGTAATTGCAGCATCTGATTTAATATCGGCATTAATAATACTACCATCGTTTATTTTTTCAGAAGTAATGGCGCTATCTGTGATACCACCATTTGTTACCTTAGTAATAGCCATTAGATAATCTCCACTGATTTAAGTTCGTCTAAGGTAGTCATCGTATCTACCTGATTAGTAATATCTCTAAGTCTTTGTTTCTCTGCCACAATAGGAGCAGTATCAGAACCATCTTCAGTTGCTCGCATAAACAATACATCTTGCTCTTCTAACAGAGGTTTACGGTCTGCTCGTAAGCGTTCCTTAGTGATGTCTTGAGCCTTAGTAAAATTAACCGTTACTGGCATCGTAGTCCTCCTGAGTAATATGGTTGTACTTGAGTTGGTCATCGAGTGATAAGTCATCTGAGGTTTTCTCATCAGACCCTGCTACATATTCCCAAGCGTTTCTGAATGTTCTATCAGATAAATCCTCATC